GGTGCCGAGTGCCACGATAATTATCAAACTGGCAACCGTCTTCATCGGCATCTGCACGGCAGCGGATTCAGATATTGTTAAAGGTTTCTTACTCATTTTTGCCAACTAAAAAGCCAAGCTACAAACTTATCCCAAAGTTTTTTCATTTTGCTATCCTCCAAAATTAAAGGTTGTTCCCAACAGCAGTCACAAAATTTACATTGTGCAACACCTCGGTGTCTGTGACCACAATCATAACAGATAGTATTAATCATTTTTCTTCTCCTCTATCTCGTAAAAGAAATTGTCTGTGTCTTCTGTTCGCCACTGTTGTGTATCTTCTACGTTCCAATAATTAGTTTGAACCTTCCAATCAGGCACTTGGTCCTTCATTGTAAACGAAGGTATATCCCAAATTAATCTATTGTTAGGTTGTGCTGCATAGTTGCCGTCGTTTAACGCAAGTATGTGAGCGCACTTATGTTCGTGCGGAATCTCTGAATGATCAGTATCTAGTATATTAGGCTCTGGATGAGCGAAGTCAACAGTAAATAAGTATTTACCATGGTGCCATTTTTTGTCTTTTCCTATGTATTTACCTGATTGAGATTCTAAAATATCGTAAGCAGTAACAGCAGGATAATAACTAAAACTATTCCATAACTCCAACTCATCAAGTCTACGTCTAGGAACTTTTTCTGGGTCAAAGCCTCTTTGTATGAAGGCGCTAATCGGGAGACGGTAAAAGATAGCACCGTTTTCCATAATTGCATGCCATAAGATAGCACGACCTGTAATACAGCTAAGACCAAAGATAATGCAGTCTTCAACTTCTCCATGATGTTTTTTAAGATCATATAAATATTCCCTTCTTATCTGTGCATATTCCACAGGTATGTTTGCATTTAAATAAGCCATAGTCAATCATTTTATGGAGCCCCAGTTGGGTCCAGATTCGTAGTCTACCTTATTTGGAATCTTTAAGTCAACTGCGTTTTCCATAATCTCCTTAATTTTTTCTGCGTTGTCACTGACAGATATATCAAGTTCATCATGTACTTGTATATGTGGTATTATACCCTCTTTATACAAATCTAACATTGCTTTTTTCGTCATGTCAGCTGCGGACCCTTGTATTAATTTATTTAATGCTTTGTATGTAAATGCTCTTCGAGTAGGATTGTTATGCCAATAATTTTTTTTACCTGTATCAGTGCCATCTTCATCTAATAATGTTGGACCCATTTGTTGTAATTCTAACATTCTTTCATGGTCTTCTGCAGGCACATATTTACCCCAGTCATCACCTCGTAAGACTGGTTCATATTTAGGAAATCTACATCTTCTACCAAGTAAAGTTTTTATTTGTCCTTTTGATGATGCTGCATTCATTAATCTATTCATTAATTGTTTAACAAAAGGAACTTTTGCATGATAACGTTCTGACAAAGTGTTTGCTTTGTCTTTTGATACTCCAAGCTCTGCTTGTAATTTAGCTTTACCCATACCATAAAATAACCCCAGGTTAATTACTTTAGCTTGATCTCTTGGTATCTCTGCCATTTCTGCTACAATTTTATGAAAGTCTGTATTTACATTTGTATCGTAAGAATCTGCAATAGGATTCACAGACGCTAGACCAAAACGCAAGGCGTAGTGAGCTACAAGTCTTGGTTCTTGTTGCGAGTAGTCAAAGCACCCCCAGCTGTGTCCTTCCTCTGGTATAAATAATGATCTTATCATTGGACCTGTATCTGGATCTCTTGCAGGAATTTGTTGTAGGTTAGGATTGGTGTAACTAAACCTACCCGTAATCGTACCACCATCATCTGATCTAATCTGATTTATCTCTGCATGTATTCTACCATTATGTTCATGTTTTAATATCGTATCAATGAAGGTTGTATTAACCTTGTTAATCTTTCTTGCTTCTGCTATCATCTTTACAATAGGATGTTCATGATTAGAAAGGAAATTTTTTGTAAATGAAGGTGAACCTGTTTTCTCAGTTTTTTCATAAGGTAGTTTTAATTTATCAAAAACTTTCGCGATCGATCTTGCAGCCCATATTTGAGTATCTATTCCTGTTTCTATTTGTACTTTGTGTATCAGCCGTTCTTCTCGTCGGGTTAATTCTTTTTTTAATTGATTCGCTGCTGTCACGTCTACCCGCACCCCTAGGAAACGCATATCAACCAGACAAGGAAAAAGATCGGTTTCAAGATTAAAAATATCTTGTAGGTCTTCTTCTATAATTTTCTTTTTAACACATTGCCAAAGTTCAAAAGTTAACTCTGCATCTTTTTCTGCGTACGATCCAACTTCACTGGCAGGTAATTTCCACATGTCAGCCTTTGGATCTAATCCTCTTGACTTCGCTGCTTCATTTAAAATTCTTTCATTTTTACCTTTGTTTAAAAAATGCCAGGACAAAGTGTTAAGTGTATAAGAAAATCTATTTTCATCTAACAATGAACATGCAATCATCGTATCTACAATTAAACCATTGATTTTTATACCTAAATTACGTATCCAACATACGTCATACATTGCGTTGTGAAATATTTTTGTAGCGTTTGTATCACAAATATCTTTTAACCATTCCAAAGTTTTTTTTCTATCACAATTGGGACCTTCGCCATGTGCAATTGGAAAATACCAACTGCCATTTGGAACAGCCACTGCTATTCCAACCACCTCTCCTCTTCCAACAATCGCACCTGATCCAATAGTTTTTAAATTAGGATCTCTTGTTTCTAAGTCGATAGCTATTTCATCGTATTGTCTTAAATCAGGATACTCTTTGTGAGCAACCCATTCTGTTTGAGGTAGTATCATTTTTTATCCTTTGTTATTATCCATCTAAGTGTTGAAGTTGTTGGATCAAAATTATCAAATTTAGCACTACAACCAGATAACAATATTAATATTATAATTAATCTCATTTTATATTTCTTATTACGTAATATATTATTACAAGACCTATCGCTAAACAAATCATGTTATAAGCAAACATACCTAGTCCGTATCCTGCTGTCATTTTTTATCTTTCATCTTTTTCTTTTCTAATTCACAATAATGAATTATTTTGTCTAAATCTTTTACTCCGTCTTTTTTTAGATATCTGCAAACGTATTTTACAACACACCCCTGAAAAAAAGAAAGATTGTTTTTAGAAATAAACTCGTATGGTTGTATGGTATAATTTTTATAGTGAGATCCCCCAACCTGTCTGTCTTGTGGGAACGCATCATCAAATATATTTTTATCTGTCATAGTTGGTATTCCTTTGATTTCTTTTTTGCTCTCAACATGTATAAGTTATTTCTTGCTCTCGTACTTCCTACATACCACACTCTATGCTCTTCATCCTGTTTGTCAATACTTAAGCGTATACCTTTTTGTACTTTAGTGCTTTGATGCAAAGATAGTATGACATTATCTTCTTCACCACCTTTTGCTGCGTGAATTGTAGAAACAAATACTCTTGCTGGTTCTGATAATTTTTCATTATAAGTTAAAAGGTTTCTAATGTAAATTACCTCTTGTTGATTAGCTGCTGTAAAAACTTCATACCAATTTTTATCTTTATTCCAAAACTTAGAATCAGGTATATAATCTTTTATATCTTCAATTTCATTTGAGTCTATGTCTTCTCCAATGGACCATTTACTGTAAGCTAAAGCTGCTTTGTATATTCCAACTGTAAAACTTTTACCTTTGTTACTTTGATAATAAATATTTTTTCTTTTTAACTCTTGCATTATGTCTAATAAATTGCTTTTAGTTCTAGATAGAATTAACCATTTACCTTTTCTTAAATCAATCTGTCCTAAGTTAGTAATGTAATCTGCATTACCTTCAAAGTTTCTTGATTTGTATTCTTTATGTTTCCTGATGCCTGCTATACGATTTACTGGTATTGATGATTGTAACTGTACAGCTTTTGATACTCTTCTTGATTTTTGTAATACTATTTCTTTTGCAGGTTCTTTTATAAATCTATTGACGTCAGCTCCGGCCCACGCAAAGATAGCTTGATCATCATCTCCTGCTAAATAAATATCTTCTGCTTTTGTTTTTAATACATCATACAATTTCCATTGTAATGGAGATAAGTCTTGTGCTTCATCTATAAATATAGCTTTGAAGTTAGGGAGCTCTTCTTCTTTATCAATAATGTTGTGTATCATGTCATTAAAATCTAGTATGTGACTTTTCTTTTTAAATTCTGTTAGATTTAAATCTATATGTTTTAACGTATTCCAATCTATTTCTTTTCTATCGTGTTCGTTTCTATCAAATAATTCTCTCACACTTATATCCAGGTTAATAGCTTTGCCAATCATTTGAAAATAAGGATTGTTACAAGTTAAATAATGTGTCTCTTCTTCATTATATTTATCACTAAAGTTTACACGAATACCTAAAGTCCTACCTAACTCTTCGTAGTGATATGGTTGCATTACATCTTTTTCTTCTAAATTTAATTGATGATAACAAAATGCGTGGAGGGTTTGGAAGAACGGAACTTCTCTGTCCGATACTCCCACCCTCTTACGTGCTTCCCCAGACGCCTTCTTCGTAAAAGCAAAGTAACCTATCTTATGATAAGGAGTGCCTGTTCTAACATAGGCCTTTACTCTTTGAAGTAATCGGTGTGTCTTACCTGTACCAGGTGGACCAAATATTTTAATTGTCTTTCCCATCAGTGTGTTTAAACGTATCGTTTAATTTACCTTTCCAGCCATAGGATCCATGATGAGTTGTTTCTCCGTCGACTAACGCATGAAATTTAAAACCTGCTTTTTCGACGAGTTCACAAAATTTAACATCTTCTCCTACCCAAATACCATCTCTAAAATCTACCTCCCAAAAATTATACAAATATTTTTCGGCCTCTTTTGGTATACCTCCGCCGGAGTTTTTTATTTTTAACTCAGGGTGTTTAGCCATCAATTGTTCATAGACTCTTCTATGAACTAAAGTTAAACCTGCAGGTCCTCTTTTTATTTCTGTTATTCCTTTTGCATTTATGTTTATGTTTTTAAAATCTTCAAAAAACACTGAGTATTTAACACTATTGTCTTGAGTTTTCTTTCGGTAAGGACAACAGATAAAGTCTGTCTCAGATAAAAGCATTCTACCCACAACTTCTGGTTCAAATTCTACATCTGCATCAACAAATAATTGATAGTCAAAGTCCGTTGATAAAAACATTGCTGTTAATATATTTCTACCATACCCAACGTACGGACATTTAAATGTATTTATTGTTCCTTTTATTTGTGCTGCTGTAAATTTATCAAATAGTTTTAATAATGATAAACAGGTTGCGACTTGCATAGTATCGTACGTAGGCATAGATACAACAACCTTTGGTGGTTTCTTGGTCATACTATATTCTCCTTATCTTCCATATTTATTTTTTCATCCGGAGCTTCTTCTTTTTCAAGATCTAACTTCGGTAGTTTTAAACATCTAACTTGTGGATTAGATTCTTCATCTCCTTCATTTTTAGGAAATCTTTTTTTACAATCAAAATCACCATTAAAATGTTGTGCAATTAAATGTGATGTTCTTTGCTTGTCTTGTTTCCAGTCATTACGTTTTAATTCTTCAAACAAAGAAGTAAAAACCATGTAGTAATAACCATCCTCTTCGTGAACAGACCCACTTAAAAATGATGCATGTGATTTTGCTTTTGGTCCATTGACATAGTCTATCATTAAATCTTTTAATATTTCTAATGGTGATGTACCTGCTTGAGGTTTTATGGTTCTCATGTTAGCCCACAATGTATCTAAAATTACTTGGTATTCTTTGTTTGTAATTAATGGTGGAAATACTTTTGTCTGTGATGCAATCAAAGCTCTCATCTCTTTCATCTCTGCAATTTTTTTAATATGTTTAGCGTGTATTTGAACAACATCACCGCTATCTAATGCTACATCTATTAAAAATTCTGGATCAGGTTTATAATCCATTTTAATTAATCCTGTAACTTGTGGCCAGTTAGTTTCACCCCTGCCACCAATACCAAATTTTCTACGAAGACAAGTTCCTTTTGCACAATGGGCAGATATAGGTAAGTCATAACAAGTATGCCCTGCAGTATCTTTATCCCATAATCTTATTTTTTCTTTTACTTTCTCATCACCCCAAACATCGTCGTATATAATATTGTCCCTTGCATTTTGTAATAATTTTTTCTTCCATTCTTCTGGAAATTTTTTCTTGGCAAACACCATGTAATTAAATAAATATCTATCTCTTTCATCCTTTAGTTTGTTTCCTGATTCCTGGACCCCTTTGCATATCATCTGTAGACAAGGAGGCCCGTCATGCAGTTCCTCTGGACCGCCAGTCAATATGTCAGAAACTTTTTTCTTAACCATACTTTTCAAAGATTCTTTTGTTTGTAAATTTAATTCTACAACTTTTAAAAATTCTTCTAGCTCCATTTCTGTGCCGTCAGGTTTTAAAGCTCTACGTTCTGTTTTTTTAAAATAAGGTAGATTAATAAAACTACCAGATATAGGTTTGTTGTGTTGATTCTTACCGAGTTTAGTTTGCTTAGGATATATTTCTGTCTTCGAAGATAGACCAAATAAAAATAATAAATTTTGTAAACACTCTCTAATTAATGTTGCTGGGACTTTTTCTTTTGTAAATATATAAATGTGGAGACCACCACTTTTAGATTTTATTGGTATAATAGGTAACTGTTTATCATCAATAATTTTTAAAAATTTTTCTGTTCTAAATTGTGTATAGTTGGATGGGTCTACATCTATTGCACCAAAGCTGGCTGTAGCATTATCATCACAAGGTTGTATACCTATAGATGTTTCACCATTTAAATGTTCTTCGTAATCTTGATCAGTTATTGGTCTATGGGACCATCCATAATCACCCGGGTCAAATTTTAATTTGCCAGTGCTCTCTTCTATGAAACCGTTTTTGATATTACAAAATCCAAAATCACGGTCTAAACCTGAGAAATATTTATTAAAATCCTTCATAATATAAAGGGCGGCTTACACTCTCGCTTGGCCGCCCTCGTTGCAACTATTCCCGAAGGAATTATACAATACTTTCTGGTTGCTGTTTATCGTACTTAGGTTTTGCTGAACCTTTGCTAACAGTTTGTTGTAACTGTCTAGCCATGTCATAGATACCTGATTCAACCTTATCAGTAATATCAAGATTTTTAGATCTTGATGGTTTGTAAACATGCCATGATTTACTTCCAGCTGTTTTGCCAACAGTCTTTAAATTATAAACTGCAGCGTATGAAGCCGGTTGAAAAGAACCTTTGTCATCTGTGAATCTAAGATTCTTAATCAGATTATTAAGCTCTCTTGCTGGCGAAAGATTAGAAGAACGCATCGCTATGACAGCTGGTTTTGGTTCTCCATCCATCAATGCTATGACATAAAAGTATGCAGTCTTCTCTACATAATTACCATTTGGTAATCTGAACCTACCATTCTTTTCTTCTTTAGCATCTGCTGGTATATCAAGATGAGTTCCAACTGGTGCTGATGCACTGTCTCCTCTCTCTTGCCACTCAGGATATCTGGTTTGTGAATGGGCTATGACCACATCCAGACCAGTAGACCCATCTATAAGTTTACCAAAACTAGCGGTATAAATCATACCTGGTTTAGCACCCTTTACATATTTTGGATCTCTTTCGTTACACTCTGGTGAAAGTTGATGAAGAATTTTTAAGATAGGTGTTGATACATCATCAGACCTAATTTCTTCTGCTCCTTTACCAGTATCCTCTCTAAGATTGATTGTTGCTAGTGCACCTGCACTATTCTTCTTAGCTACTTGACTTTCCATGTTTCCTCCTATTGGTTTATTGGGTTAGTCTTTTGTTTTGTTAGTTATTTTCGTTTGATTTTTTTCAAACGTATTGAATAACTCTGGAGGAATTTTACCACCACGTGAATGATAATCCTCCAAAGTTAATCTTAGAGTCGATGCATGCACTGAAACTTTTTGTTCCGGTTCATACTTCTGACCCTTAGCAAGGTCAATATATCTTTGAGCCTTGTCGTCTTCGTTACGACCAAAACGCACTGTGATTTCATTTTTCACAATATCGCCAAAGCCGTTGTTTCGAAGCCAGTTTATGCACTCAATTCTTTTATCAGCTTTCATTGAGGCAAAATATTTATTACCAACGGATATCTCTGATCCATCTGCAAGTTTACAAGTTTTAAGTTTTAACTCTGCCATTAGATCTGGAATAGTAATTCCGCTAATATAACTTTCTTTACTTTCAAGTTCTTTCAATTTTGCACTTTGAATTTTTATTTCATTTTGTACGTCTAATAATTTTTGAATAGCTTCCGCTACTGGCTGAGGGTTGAATGTTGTCACCTGATTGGGTGCATCTTTTCTTAAATTGATTTCTTTCATAAATCTCCTTAATGTTTTAATAATCTAATTTAACTTTGCTAAATTACTATAGAGATTTATTTTAATGTGTCAACTATTTTTGATGTATATTTATTTCTATTGGATAATATGTTTTTTCTTGACGGTCCCATTTCAATAAGTTGTATCTTCCATTAGTCATGTCTGAAACCATAGAGCAAGCTACTCCAATTATGGCAGGATCGCCTGAGAGTAGTAAATAATCTTTGGATGTATAGTTCTTTAGAAGCGTTCTAAGTTTAAAAACTAAAGGACCTGGAGAACTTATCATTTGTGAAAATTCTGGCAGCATAGTCACTATATCGCCATATTTTTGTGCGCCTACAATATTGTATTTAGGTTCACCTTTATTTGTCCCGGGAACTTCTTGAATTAAATAAACCTTGCTTTTTTGTTGAGCAGGATGATCCGTAACTTTCATATTGACTTTTTCCTTTCATGTTATATATACATTATTAGAAAGATAAGTAAATGATTAGTTATAAGTTTAAATCAAAGCCGTATGCTCATCAGCTTAAAGCTTTAGAGCGTTCTTGGGAAAAAGAAAACTTTGCCTATTTTATGGAGATGGGTACAGGTAAATCAAAGGTTCTTATTGATAACTGTGCCATGCTTTATGATAAAGGTCTTATAAATGGACTTCTTTTAATAGCACCAAAAGGTGTTTATAAAAACTGGTACGAGGCAGAAATACCTAAACATTTACCAAATCACATTGAAAAGAAAATGGTGTTGTGGAAAAGCTCTGATAAATCAGGGGAACAAACAGAAAAATTAAATACTTTGTTTCAAACTGGTGTGGAATTTCATGTTTTAATAATGAATGTAGAAGCTTTTTCTTACGACTTTGGAAAAGAATTTGCTCGTAGATTTTTATCTTCACATAAAGCAATGATGGCGATTGATGAATCTACTACAATTAAAACACCGGGAGCTAAAAGAACTAAAAATATAGTTGCACTTAGAGAGTATGCAAAGTATAGAAGAATACTTACAGGTTCTCCAGTTACTAATTCACCATTAGATTTATTTAGTCAGTGTCAGTTTCTTGATCCCTGGCTCCTTGATCATAGTTCTTACTATACATTTAGAGCAAGATACTCAGTTATGAAATCTATTAATCTTGGATCTCGTTCTGTTAATGTAGTTGTGGGCTACAGAAATTTAGCAGAGCTGTCTGAAAAAATTCAAGAATTTTCAGAACGAGTATTAAAGGACGATTGTTTAGATCTACCAAAAAAAACATACATGAAACGTATGGTGACCATGACAGGACCACAAGAAAAAGTTTACAAAGAAATGAAGAAGTATGCCGTTGCCCAATTAGATGGAAAAGAAGTTACGACATCTACAGTTATGGTGCAACTAATGAGACTACATCAAATAACTTGTGGTCATTTTACAGCGGATGATGGAACGGTTCAAGAAATACCATGTCGAAGAGTAGATGAGCTATTAGATATTTTAGATGAAGTGGAGGGAAAAGTTGTGATATGGTCTCACTATCAAAAAGATGTTCAAAGAATAATAAAAGAAATTAAAAAGAGATTTGGTGATGAAAGTGTAGTGGATTATTATGGTTTAACACCTGCTGACGAAAGACAAAATAATATTAAAAAATTTCAAGAGAATAACAAGTGTAGGTTTTTTGTAGGGACCACACAAACGGGTGGTTATGGTATTACATTAACTGCTGCAAGTACAATGATTTATTTTTCAAATGGTTATGATTTAGAAAAGAGACAACAATCAGAGGCTAGAATAGATCGTATTGGTCAAGAAAAACCAATGACTTATATTGATATTATGACAGAAGAAACTATTGATGAAAAAATTGTAAAAGCTTTACGTAAAAAAATTAATATTGCTACAGAAATAATGGGTGAAGAATTAAAAGAGTGGATTTAAAAACTAGAGACTAACCATTCAATTAACACTAGTGATACAGCCCCCACCGTACCCAATAATACCCAATAGATCTTGTCTATCTTGCCGCCCAATTCATGAATACCATTATGCATATGGTTAATATCTTTTTTAACACCTTTGATGTGTCCATAAAGAGAAACGATATGTTCTCTAGTTGTTTTAGGTTGTATTCCGTTGCCATTAGGCATTTGTTAATCCTCTGTTTCTTAAACGAATTTGTTTTTCTTCGTCCGATAATAAAGCTTGTTCAACCGGTGTCAACCCTAATTGATTTATACTAGGTGCTTGAGCGGTTTGTATTACTTGTGGATTAGGTTGCGCTGAAGTGACCGTGGTTGGTAAAGGCGGTGTAACAATTTTTGCTTCAAAGTCTTCTGGATCTACATACTCATTAATATCTATTTCAAAGTTATCTTCAAAAGATAAATCTCTTAAATCATCTCGTATATCTTGTATTACATCCTCTGCTTCTTCAAATGGATTTGGTTCACCTATATTTTCTGATATTTCTCTAAACTCTCTAAGAATACCTTGTGTAGGATAGTATGGTTCAAACTGATCGTTTGTTAAACTATTAAATGTTTTTCTTAAATTTCTATCTATAAATTCTTTTCTTATATCATCTTCATCAGCTCCTAATAAATCAGCAGCAATAATATTTTTTAACATATCTTTTTGTACGTTAAATTTAGCTTCGTTAGATTTGATGTAAGCTTCTATAACTTCCATAGGAGTTTTGGGCCCTCCTTTTAATAATGAATCACCCAGGCCACCACCAGTAAATAAACCTCTGGCTTCTCTAATACCTTTTTGATAACCAGCAATCTTGAAGCCCATCGCTTTAACCGGATCTAATCGGACCGCACGGTATCCAGCAAAACCTAAGAGTTCATCTGGTAGTTCAAAAAACTCTCCTCTTTCAGATGGTTTTTCTAAAGCTGCTTGATATAATCTTGTAAGTTGCGGATAAGAAAATGGCATTAAAGCTTCTGCCAAATGATCTATACCTATTTTTATTTGGTCTCCAAGAGGTGTTTGATCTGTGTATAATCTTCTACCGTCTTGAGTTACACCACGTCTTAAAGTTAAATCAGTCAAAGCTTCTGTATAAATAGATTCTGATACAAAAGGTTCTGCTAACTCACCTGCAGCTTCTGATATACCTCTAATAACTCCCTCCAATAAAACCTCTTCATCTTCTATACCTTGTTGAATATTATTTAGTAAAGTTTGTATAGGTCTTATTGCTATGTCGTAAGCATTACCATGACTAAAATCTATGTATTTTAATTCACCTGTCTCTTCATCTCTAATAGGTATGATAGTAGAGTTTTTAGACCATTTTGGTAAATATCTTTTTATAGCATCTAATTCTTCATTTGTGACATCATATAATGCTTGAAATCCTTTTGTTATACCATATGGAGCTGCACCTAAAACAATTGAAAAACCTAATGCTCTTTTTAAACCAATATTTTTTAGAGGATTAGTGCTGGTAAAAGGATTAACTTTGCCTGTTACTGGGTCTTTTATTTCTCTTATGATTCTTTGAGCTATATTTGTAGAAGTTCTTAATATCTCAGATGGAAATGACATAAACGTTCCTAGCGGTAAACGTCTTAAAGCTCTAACGGTATCAGATACATAGGCATAGTTTGGTACAGTGTTTCTTACTATATCGGCTGCCTCTTGATCTAAAAATTCTTTTGTAGCATTTGGCAGTGCTCTTTTTAATCTGTATCTTTCAACAGCAAAGTTAGTCATTTTAAATAAATCATCTTCTGCAGTATATAAATCTTCTGCACCTTTCATAAATTTTTTAGCTCCTCTGACTCCTGAGCCCAGAAGCTTTTTACCCATAGACTCTAATGGTTTTTCTATGTTTAAATTTTCACCAAATCCCACATCGTTTAATAGATTTCTATAATCACCTTGATTTGGTTGTGAGTTTACAACGCCTAAACGTAACATCTCTCTGTATCTCTCGTTAGAAAATACTTTATTATAATTATCACCTATACCTCTGGCTCCTCCTCCTCGTATAGGTAATTGAAGATCACCAAATGCTTCTTTAAATGCTCTGCCTACGACTGCAGGGTTTTCAAAAAATATACCATTAGCTGCAGAAAATCCTGTTGCAGAAAATAAATTTCTAAAGTGAGTTACTGGTGCAAGAATAGTTTTAGCTATCTGCGATGCTGCTTTTGGAAATAAAATTAAATTACGATAACCCCAGGTTGCAGCTTTTTCTACACCTGTTGCATCTGGTCTAGCTTCAAATAAAAATTTTAAAATTTTATTACTGTCCCCTAATGATGCTGCTATATCTCTAGATGTAAACTGCCCTGCAAGAGGATTAACTGCATAGTCATCTCTAAAGAAAGGAGCTACGTAATCATCTAAAGCTACAATATCTTGATTAGGTAAAGCATCCTCCGCTTGATTTCTAGTTGCAAAAAAGAATCCTTTGGTGCCTGGAGGCACTACTTGCCCTGCTTTTTCAAGAGCTCTAACTTCTTTTTTTCTAGCAAAGTCTTGATCATCTAGTCTTTGAAATAATTGATTCTTTCTAGCAACAGTAGATAATCGAGTCATGCCATTATAAATAGAGTATCTAGGGTCTTCTAATTTGCCAAACAAGTCTCTAAATATTTTAGAACCTTCACCTATCGGTACTATTTCATCTCCTTTTTTAGCACGGCCTGCTAATGCAGATGCTTTTCTTTTACCTTTTAAAATGTTTCCTTCCGCATCTTTTACTAATACTTGTTTAAAAAATTTTTTTGTAAGAGCACCTTCTGCATCAGGTGTTTTATTTGTATATTTAAAAAAAGGTAAAGCGTTTGGTTTTTTAGCTGCTAACGCAGATTCAATAACTCTGTTTATTTGTTCATCTACTTGATTAATACTTTCAAAAGGTTTGCCAGCTTTTGCTGCGTATCGTATAAATAATTCTCTGGCATTTTTAAATGCCTCGTCAGTTGGTTTATATGTTGTAAAAGGTATTAATGGTTTTTCTTCAAATACTTTATAATAACCACCCAGGTAGTCCTTGTATCTGTCACCTAATAAATTTTTTAAAGTTTTAATATTTTCAGGGGCATTAGAACTAGCTGCAATTAATTTAGTAAACTCCTCTCGCGCTGCATTTAGTGTGCCTAATAATTCATTAGATCTTCTTTGATCTAAACCTTTTTTCTTAAATATATTTTTTAAACTTACTGCAGTAGCATCCGGTATAGTTTTAGCTAAGTCTCCTTCAAACATAGCATCATTCATCGTTTTTAGTATAGATAATTTTTCTTTACCTGCAGATTTATTTGCCATATCTTTCCAATACGGAAACATTTTATTAACTTTGCTATCTACTCTTTTTACTAATTCAAGAGCTCTGTTTTGATCGGCTGCTACTGCTCCTCTTTCAGCCATCTTTTCTTCAAATATTTTTTGTGGTTTAGCACCTCTTGCTCTAGCCGCAGAAAATATTTTATTAAAAAATTTATCTAATTTACTATCACTAAATTCAATATTCTTACCTACAGTAGCTGCTTGTTTTATTCCTTTAGCCACACCATAAATTATAGGTACAGTGCCTAAAGACTCTCCACCAAATTTTAATCTATTTAATAATTTTCTGCCGGCATCTTTTCGTGGATCTGCTAGATCCTCATCATCTAAAGCTGTAGGTCCTCCAAAAACATCACCAAATGTACCTATTCTATCTACATCAGCTACAAATGTTTCACCTGCAGCTCCACCTGCAACACCTGCTATAAAACGTTTTCCCTTCGCATTTCTACTTAATTGTTGTGCTTTGTTTGCACCTTTAATTAAATCTGGTCTTTTTAAGTTTAAATAATTCCCTGCTTTTTTAGCTTTTAGAGCTTTATCAGCTAATTTTGTAGCTGCTTTAAATCCTATGGTCCCAGGTATACCCACCTGCACTAATGCCTCTGTAAGACGTCCTAAAGCCCTCTCAGAGGCTATTTCTTCAAAGGGGTTAAGCTTATCAAAGAATACTTCTACATCTGATGCTAGATCTGTACCTGCTCCTAAATCAATTAATTCTGCTCCGAGAGATACCACACCTTCAGGTATTTTAATTAAACCTGAAGCTATACCCGCAACACCTGCTGTAATTGCATTTCTTTCACTACCTAATTCTTCTGGATTTAAGACAAAGAAGTCCTGGTCGAAGTCAATATAGTCTTCAGCCATTTTAACCTCCTATAAGCGTGTCGATTGTAATATTAGATTCTTGTACAAAAGGTCTACCATCTTCATTGACACCTATTCTTGTGTAAGTATCAGTTACATCATCATAGTATAAACCTGGTTTAGCATTTCTTTTTAATCCTTTTTTACTAAATAATTTTTTAGCTCTGTCTAATTGTATATCTACACCTGCTGATTTTAATCTGTTATAATCTCTGTTTTCAAATGTAGCTCTATTTGTAGCTTGTGGACGATTAGTTATAGTGCCATCTTTCATTAATCTTGTAGCATCATCAAATATTTTTTCTTCTGGTGAATCAGCTTTTAAAAAATCTGATTTAGAATAAGTTGACTCTACAAATTCACCCATTTTCTTTTGAACTCTAGCATCGTACTCGTCATCAGATTCTGTTGATAATTTAGGACCCAAAGCTACTTTTGCTTGTGCTCTAATTTTTTTAAGATCATCCACGCCTAAAGTATCAATAGCTTTAGCTCTTAATGCAAGGTCTTCGCTTCTTCTTGCTCTACCAGCTTTTACTAAATCAGATAATGGTTCTTTCGATGCTGCTCCAGCTGTGGCTAATGCACCAGCCAAACCACGTCCTATAGGTCTTTGAGACATTAAGTTTGGTCCAAAAGTTAATAAGAAGTCAGTTAATGGATCAGCTTTTACAGAGTCTCCACCTTTTACTAAAGATATATAATCAGCTATGCCTTCTTCTGTAACGTTGTCTCCAAACCTATAATTTTGTCTAGGAGTTATGTTTTCCATAATTCCAGTCATGGCCTCTCCGCCTTTTCTAAACATTGGTCTTCTAAATATTTTCATTAACTAAATGCCCTGTATATACCTGCTAGTGTTGCACCAGCTCCCAACGCAGTTTGTGCTAATCCTGGAACTGGAACTTGTTGTACGCTTGATTGACCAGGGTAGCCAGCTATTAATGAAGCTACACCCGAACCTAACGCTTGAGATGCAGTCAATGGTTGATTTAACTGTTGTTGAGCTAACTGCTGTTGAGCTTGTAATTCAGCCTGTCTTTGTGCTTGGTTTTGTGCACCTAAAGTGGTTAACGCTCCAACATCTTGACCCAAGAAAGATTGTTGTGATCTAGCCAATCCTAATTGATTAGTCAAAGCTTGTTGGGCTAACTGTTGAGCTTGACCGAAACCTTGTTGTAATAGTTGAGCTTGTAATGCTGCCCGGTTCCTGTCGCTAGTTGTCTGATACTCAGATCTCATAACACCTTCTCTACCACCACCAAGAACACCTCTACCTACAGCTTGAGCTGCAATACTAGGAATCCCTTTTGCTGCCTGTACGTCAAATTCTCGTAAAGTCTCATCAATAACATCTTGTTGATACGGAGACATAAATTGTCTAAATGCTGTAGGACTTGCTAAAGCTGTTGCTGTCTGAAGAAATGGTTGGTATGCACCAATACCTTGAGTAGCAATTCGTTGAGCTTGTGCTTGTAAGGGATCTTGTCCCGCTACAAATTGAGGTCCAAATACTTTTGTAAGATCAGCTGTTTTAAATTGACCTACGGATTTTTGTAGATCATCTAAAAAAGTTTTGCCCGCAGCTTCTATAAATGGTGCGGCTCGGGTTGTTTGTGTTATTGTTTCTGTTGCCATTATACTACTTTACTCTCCAATCTTTTCATTGTGTCGTACATAATTTGTGCGCCTTTATCAACGCTACCACCACCAGCTGCTCTTACAGCATCAGCAGTAAATACAAATTCATTATTTGAAAGCATCGCAGGGATGTCGTCTGCCTTTTCTTTTACACCAACAGGTTGAATAAATCCACCTGTTTCTCTTAGATCTAATTCTGTAATACCAGCTTTATTTTGTCTTACTGGTAGACCCTCGATGCCTGCTGCTTGCATAGCATTTTCACTAGCTGTGTCTCCCATAGCATAACCAATACGTCCACCCATAGCTCTATATTCTGATGTGTTCTCTTGTACGAATTGAAATACTTCTTCGTCTGTCGCGTTAGGGTTTAAGTTCTTGTAACCTTTTGATAGATAACCTTTTAATGATTCTAAATCTACTTCAGCGTTTGGATCGCTAGTATCTAATCCACCTTCTTCTGCAATACCTAAAACACCTGCTCCTAAACTACCTAAAGCTGCTATTGAAAAAAATTTACCTGTAGGACCCATGCCAGAAAAAGCTTCTGTCGCTGCTCCTATACCTGGTAAACCTCCTAAAAATTTTAATGGACCTTTACCAGCTAGTCCAAAACCACCCGCTGTAAGTAAAGCTAGTTTACCTGCATCTGATTTAAGAAAACTACCTAGACCTTTAGCTGCGCCTTTGACTGCTCCTGTAATACCTTTACCTATTGATTTTACCAGACTTCCTAGTCCGTATAATTGTCGTGGTTCCTGCATTCTAGATATTGTCATAATTTTGCCTAAATTAAATAATTGTTGCAGGCGTATTTATCCTGAATATACTAGTTTATTTGATTTTTTTGCTATCGTCAATAGGTTTGACTGGCCTTGCACCTTGGTATAAATCATCAAAAAACCTGCCGCTGTACTGATATTCACCAACGTGAGTTATATAATCATTAACATATACGTATATTTTACCACCCATATCTGCCCATCTTTGACAAAAACCAAAGTCTTCACCAAAGTATCTTTTGGTGCTTGGGTCATGTATAGTGTCAAAAAGATTAAACATGTTATCTTTCTTTTCTTCTTTACCATTAATAATAGTAGGTTGAAAGATTTCTAGTTCAGGGTATTGTTTAATCATTCTTTCCAATACGTTTCTTTTAATTAACATACATCCTGTAGGAGCATGAGTTACCTCGGCTAAACCATCTGATACTTGTATCATAGATGGATCTTCTACTTTAACTGGGAAGGTATAACCAGCATTCATAAGATCATCCGCATTATTAATGGCTCCTTCTTTTTCATTTAATCTTCTCCATACTTTTTTCCAGTCAAATGTTTTCATAGGATATACACAACTAATTACATCTTTATCTTTTTCTAACATAGTGAAAATAGTTTTAGATTGAAAGTCTATATCAGAGTCTATAAATAATAAGTGAGTATAGTTATCAGGATGATTTAACATTTCAGCCACACAAAGATTTCTACCTTGTGTAACTAGAGATGATTTCATTAAAGTAAAACTAACTAGTATTTGTCTTTGCATACAATCTTGTTGAAATTTTAATACAGACTGAGTGTAATGCATACTGGTATCACTATGCACAGGTGTGCATACCATAATTTTATGAGGGGATGTGCTTCCTATATTTATAGTGGTTACTTCCGTATCTTTCTGAGATGTTTCATTAAACCAGATGGGTTCATTGTTAGCGCCTTGCGCTTTACTACTTTTTTGCATTTATTGCTCCTTGTAAAAATCTTGTCCATGCAATGCCTATTTTATTCCAATTATAATATGCTCTTGCATATGCAGATTGACATTCTAAATGATTGTGTATTTGTTTTTCGTGTAAAGTTTCGGCCGCTGCTTGTATGCCAAAGGCAAACTTTTGTGCAAGATCTCTTCTATTTTTTTCATAAGGTATATACATTGGAAATTCTGCTCCTGTTTCGAATAGAGCGCCGTAGTTAGTTGTAATACAATACAACCCTCCAGCCATTGCTTCCAATAGTGATATACAAAATGTCTCCTCAAAAATACTTGGATAAACATACATGTTATATTTATGTAAATTATCTTTTATATAATTATTTGGTTTGTACCCTATATAATTTACATTAGGTAATTTTTTAGCTTGTTCATATAAACCTTTATAATTAGAATCGTTTCTATCATAAAAAGCTTGACCATATATCTCGCAAGAAGAATAGACATCTAAAGTTATTAAAGGATTTTTAATTAATTGCATAGCACCTAATAAAACAGATAGTCCTCTCCAAGGTGTGTTTTGGTGTAGTATTTTTATAGGCTGACCTTTTTTATATGGAACTGTTGGTGTTATATTATCTATACCATTTTTAATTACTACTGATCTATTAGTTGGTATATCAAAATACATTCTAAATTTTTCATAATTCCAATGACTATTAAATACATACCAATCATACTTAGGATGATTTCTTTTATCTTTAAACCAAGGATATAAATTTTCTTGGTCATAAGAATTTTTTTGCCATAGAATATTTATTTTGTTTGGGTCTAGAGGAATTTTTTCTGGCACAGATGTACATATCTGCACTTGTGATAATAGTTGAGAATCAACATACTTAGTTAAATACTCAAATTGTAGTTCTGTTCCGCCTTTAGGTTTTTGGTTTGTCATTATTTTTATTCATTACTTTCTGCATTAGGTCTAATCCTTTTGGAGATACTTGTACAGTAACATCTTGTACGATATTAGGCCCCTCTTTCTTTTCTTTAAATACTTCTCCAGTTTTAGTATTACGCCACGTAGTTGTCGTAGTGCAATCTATTTTGTATACATTATCCGTTTTCATTCTCTCTATTTATTAAAGCATAACTTATCAGGCCTTGTATTTTATTACTGCCTGTTGCTGCTTGCACAGTTATAGCATCACCTGCTTCTAAATTCAAGCCTTGAGGTGAGGCATTTACTTGCGATTTAGCTGCTACTTCATCGCGAAAAAATTCATACTCAGTATTCGAATCAGAAGAATCAACAAAATTCATTTGCACAAGAATGCCTGATGAAGCATCGTTGTTAGCACAATATACACTTTTAACGATAATTGTTCCATCAGTAGGGCAAGTAAGCACCGTAGTTTTATTTACATCAGATTGTTTAAACCCTTGATTTTTATATTGTATGGTCATGATAAAAAATAATTAAAAGCGTCTTGTTCGTTTTTTAAATCTTGTTGGAAAGAAAAATTTAGTTGTTGTTGCATTGTAGCTAAAGACTCAATAATTTGTCTTTGATTTTCAGCATCATATTGTGGTTGTGGTTCAGGTATATAAGAATTTATTTTAGCCATAATTAAAACGGTGTTCCAGGAGTGTCATCTGTTCCACCCTTGCTTACGCTCCCTTCAGTTTTAGAACCAAAATTTTGTCCACCACCAGTTCGTCCTCTAGCTAAATCTCGTGCTGTAGGTTTAAATCTTTTCTTAAATTTTTCTGTAATATCTCTAGCTTCTCTCATAGTTTTTTTCTGTGCTCCTCTATATCTTGCTATGTCTGCACCTGTAGGAGTTTGATCTTTAAAGAAACTAAAAAATGTGCTTGGTCTTGTAAACAAATCTCCTGCACTATAAAAATCAAAATAACCTGGGTACTTAGGTGTTTTATCAGTTTTTAAACTATCTAATATTCCTGTTGCACCTGGTATTCCTCTAATACCTAAATTTTGAATATTTAATCCATCTTCGTCTTGATAAAGACCAGATCTTACATTTCTGTATCCTGTAACTATTTCACCATCTATAAAAAAATCTTTTGTGTCAGTAGGATCTAAATCTCCTGTAGGACCAAAACCAGTCCCTGCTCCATCACCCTCTCGTTGTGGATATAGTAATCTTAATTGTTCTGGTGTTAAACCAACAGAAGTAGGTTGAACAACTTCTTCTGTTAAAGTGGTAGTAGTAGGAATAACGGAAGCTACCCCTGTATTAGAAAAAATAGGATTAATACCTGGTAGTCCTTGGTTTAAATATGCCTGCGCTAAATCAAATAAAGTTGCCATTATCTTCTTCCATCTGGTTGAGCATCTAATCTCAACGTTCCATATCTCCAGGTTTGACCTGTTGAATCATTTTCTATTTTAAGAGACACTAATCTGCCTCGTGCACGTGTATCTACTTTACCAGTAGTAGAGTTAACTGTAAAGGGTCCTAATGGAGAGCTTACAGCTGTGTTGTCTGGAAAATCATTTAAGAATAAAGTTATTTTAGCATTGCCCTGTTGAAATTTAAAATCAGGTATAAAACGACTTACAGACATAAAAAACTCACCATCTCCTCTATAATCTACAACTCCTGTTGCCTGACCCAAGGCGCTTCGTCTAGATGTAATATCATAATCACCAGATCTTATGAATGCGGGTATAGCTGTGGTCCCTGAACTATTAACTTGATCGGTTCCTATTTCGTGGGCATAATATATGGATGCACCATTTAAACTAGTTAAACCTGATATTCTTGAAAAAACAGGAGTGGCTGTTTTATCATAGTCAGTTGCATAAGGTAAATTATATACACCTTGATCATGATAAGTAGACCTATCTAATGAAGACGTCGTAAAGATATTTTCTGAATAATTATATGTTACACATCTATCAATTTGCAAAGAACCAGACTTAGGATAGAACCAATTTATTTCTGTGTATAAACTATTGCCTGATGAGTATACAATGTCTGCTGCATCATAATTAATTCCTAAATTAGTGCCATCAGTATTAAATACAAAATCTTCAACTAAACACGGTAATGATTTAACTGTACCATCAAATACAAAAAAACCACCTTCTCCTGACATCCAATATACAGCTCCATTAGCGTAAGCTACAGCATGCTGACCAATACATCCACAATGTGTACCTACTTGTCTAACTGAAAAAGTAAATGGTGGACCAACAAATTGTATTACATATGCTGCCTGATCCGTTAAACAAAATACATAGTCTTTACCTTGAACAGCCGCAACAATCTTGTTTCCTGTATCTAGTCTAAATGTCCCTGCTGTATTAGTAGATGTCGGTGCGTATGTATTTAAATCTTCTTGAGAAGAAAATCTTACAAACATAGGATCTTGAGTTGAAGTATCACCAATAGTGGTTTCAGTTCCAAAATGAAATAAATGCCTATCTCTATCCGATACAAGAGTAAGTCGCGTTGCTGTAGGATTATTTGTCGTATTAAAATTAGTTGTAGTCTCAGATGCTCTTAGGGTTCTTGGATTTGTAGCCCCAGCGTTCCAAGTAAAAGTCTTACCATTGAATATAGTTGCAACCAATACTTCTCCAAAATTATCAAGACTCCAGTTGCCTGGATCTAGAATTACGTTAGTTGAACTTCTAGCTGTTCCCCATGCCTCAACGTTCCATTGATAAGCACCCCATCCATAACCAGGTGTTTGAAAGGTTGGACCTACTTCTACATAAGGTTTAATGGTTGCTTGTCCTGTGGATGAAGTTGCTCCAGCTCCAGCTGCTATAGGAGTTGTAATTTCAAAAGTATTTGTAGTTGCACTTTTTACTTCAAAAGCTCCAGTAGTAAAAGTGTCAGAGGAACTAAAACCACCAGGGGTTACGGTTACAGTGTTAAATGTAATATATCTACCATTTGTCATTCCGTGGTTGCTTAAATTAACGGTGACAGTGGCAGATCCATTGACCGTATCAAAAGTAGCAGACCCCGTTAATTGAGAATCTAATGGACTGATGTCATAAAAAGCATCTTCGTAATATAAAAATAAACCTTGCGAGGTTCCTAGAACGGCATATCTTTCGCCCGTAAAACTTGTAAAACAATGTTGAGCTCTTGCTGCTCCTGGAACAGTTTCTTGACCTACAGTTAATTGATTCCAACCCCCTATTTTTTCAGGTAGGCCATATCTAAATCTGACGAAATCACCATCTGTCCACTGGCCCTCGGCCCCTGATTCTGTTGCCTGTTTATTAAATCCTGACTTGAAATTAAGTTTTTGTAGCATAACTCCCGTATTATATAGAGTTTTTAAATTTTGGGTAGTATTATATTCCACTCTAAAGCAGAGATCAACTCTTCTAAAACTACCTTTTTTAGCTTTTTATCTTTTAAATATTGATGAAGCTCTGGCACATCTATAACGACATATTGATTTTTTATGTCATAAACAATCTTGTCAGCTTTGGTTTTAAAAGATCCTTGTTTGCCATTATTTTTTAGAGGACGTAAATCAAATTTTAATAATTGATTATTTAATATTCCTTCTACGTCCCACAACTCTCGCTTTCTTTGAGTAGGAGTGGCTTTGGTAACATGACTTAGAAGATTAAAAAATTTCATGCCCGGCTATTGTAAAATTAGCAGCCACAGAAATTCTTGTTCCTTTACTTTTAAAAGGGGCCACTACATGTCTTACGTTAGCTGGAAAAATACAGATGTCCCCTCTTTGGGGTATTACGTTCATATTTATATTATGCAAAGGTCTATCTTCTCCATATAGAAATTCTAATTTTCCTGGCCCTATATCTTTTCCTACATAAGCTGCTCTTTCTTTAGCCAAACCCTTTGGAATTTGTAAAAACAATACACTAGATAAAGTACAAGATGTATGTATGTGAGGAGGATTATAATCCCCTGCTTTCATATAATTTACCCAAGCTGAGTCAATTGTAATTTCATCTCCAAAACCTGTTTCATATTTTACTAGACCTCCTGGAAAATTGTACCATTCATTAGCCGCTCGTGCATATAGATTTAATGGTTCTCTTATTAAATTAATATATTGAATTTTATCAATATCGTGTTGATCTTTCATGTGTCCCACTAATTTATGATTAGCTGGATTTTTTTTATTACATAATTTTAATATTTTTTTACACGCACTTTCATCAATTCTTGTGTGAAGAACTAAGGGTCCAAATTTTCCAAATGCAGCTTTCATATTTATCTATATAATACTTTATTAAATTCTGGTAAGTATACATAATCTATACCAGATTTATTTAAAAACTCAACCATGTCCTCTATGTCTTCTACTAATGGTTGTCCAGCTAAATTTAACGAAGTGTTTAAAATAACAGGAATATTAGTAATATTATAAAACTCTTTTAATAAATTATAAAAATGTTTATTATCTGCCTTAGTTAATGTTTGTATTCTACAAGTATTATCAACATGACATATACCTGGGATTTTATTATTTTTAACATTTACTACATAAGACATAAATTTAATATGTTTTCTACCTTTTAAATCAAACCATTTATTTGCATGTTCTTCTAAAACAGTGCCAGCATAAGGTCTAAACCATTCTCTTTTTTTAATTAAATTAATTTTTTCTTTGGCTTTAGAATCTGCAGGGTTAAACAAAATAGATCTATTGCCCAGTGCTCTTGGCCCTATCTCCGACCTGCCTTGATATATAGCTACAGATTTATTATCAGATAATAGTTTAGCAACAGTCTTAGCATCTGCATTTATCATTTTACTATTAATATCTTTTATTGAATAATTATATTTTATGCCTTTATATAAATTATTAAGTTTAATTGGTTTCTTTTTACTTTCAATAAAACATGCGTGTTGTGCTAAACCTATTGAAACACCTCCATCATGACATATAGGATCAACATAAATATTTTTTGATAGTTGTAAAAATTGATAATTAGCAACTGAGTTTTGAAAATAACCTCCACTTAAACAAATAGGAATATTTTTATGTTCTTTAATAATCTCTTTAATGTAATATTTAACTAAGTCAGTTGTTTCATTTTGAATATGATAACATAAATCCGCTTTTGAAACATGATCGTAAGCCTCTCTTTGTATAGCCATATCATTAAATTTTAAATTTAATTCACAAAGCTCACCTTTATATAAAGAAGCAATATTTTTATTTTCTTTTCCATAAGCACTTAGACCCATAACAGATCCTGCTTCTTTAAAACCAAACACTGTAGCATAAAGTTCAAATACACCCGCAGGGCTAACACAATTTAGATTATAATATTTTTGTATAACTTTAATATTTGTGTCACCGCTTTTTAATAATTTAAAAAATTCTTTATACGTTTTGTAATTAATTTTATATACAGATACTACTTCTTCACCTAATTCAGCGCCTCTTACATTAAACTGAAGACCTCCATTATCAATTACTAAACACATAGCTTCCTCAAAACCAGAATTATAAAAAGAAGTAAAAGCATGTGTTAAGTGATGATAGGGAAACATCACCAGCTTACCATATGTTATGTTATTAAGTTTTAATTGTTTATTAATATAATTTGAATATTTCTTTTCGTGGTATTTGTTTATATTATAAGAAGTGTAAGTAATTATATCAAAATAATTATCTTTTATTTTAACAAAAAGATTATTTATTTTATTATCTTTTTTTATTCTGGAGAGTCTTTCTTCTTCTAACGACATTAATAATTTGCCATTTTCTACAATAGCAATAGAAGCATTGTGACTTAAATTTACACCTAATACTTTCATTTATCTAAAACACGGGCCATAAATAAAAATAGCTAATGTTCTTCTTTCTCCTTTTGTAACTGGTGTTACCATATGGTTAATAGCAGATTTAAACATCACGGCGTTGCCTGGTGTATTCAAATGAGGGACTTCAAATTTATTGTTATCAAATAAATGTAATTTTCCTCCTTCATATTTTTTCAAAGATACATTAATTAATACACTTAGTTTTGTATCTATCTTTGGATGTTGTTGTCCATCTGTATGCCAGTCATAATTAGCTTTGTCTTTTGAAGAATAAATATTTAAATTCAATGGGTCTGAAAGAGATAAATCAAATATGTCATAACCAAAATTACATCTCCCACAAAGCACAAATTCATCCACTAAATTATGTATTAAAGGTTTTATTCTTTCGTAAGTTATTATTTTTACCAAGGCATTCTTTTTATTTTTACCACTACTATCCTTAGCCGCTTTATCATCACCCTCTATAAAATTATAATTTTTTTCAATTAATTGATTTATTTCTAATATTCGTTCTTTAGAAATTAAATTGTCCCAATGCCAGTAACTAAATTTTTTCATTTATATATTGTGTTAAAACTTAAAGCTATTCTAGATGATGAATTATTTTTATCTGAGCTATGCATTAACCAACTAGGAAATAAAATCAAATCTCCTGTTTGTGGTTTAAAAAAATAATTTTCACTATTAAACTCTGTTTCTTTTTTAAAATCTACAAAAGTTCTATATGGGTTAAGATTATGAAAATATATTTTACTGCTTTTTTCATCTGTTTTTAAATATATTACCCCAGAAATAATACTATCTGGATGAGAGTGTTTTTTTAAAACACTGTTTTTATTTTGAATATTTACCCATGAATTATCTATTTTTAATTCATTGACTCCATAATCAATTTGATACTCTTTTATTTTTATTTTAAGTTTTTCTTGCATAGGTTTAGTTAGAATATTACTATTAATTCTGTGGGTAGATTTTGCTTTACCACTTAAACATAAATGTTTAGATAGTTTACTTTTAGAAATAGATTTTATTATTTCTTCACACTCAATTGCATTCAAAAAATTATTTGTATATTGCAATAAAGTAGGAAATACTTTTACTTTAATGCTTGCAGACATTTATTTTAACAATAAATCTTGTAACTTTATAATCCTGTTTAATAGTGTTTCATTAATCCCTATTACTTGTTCCAGTGAAAGTTCAAGTTTTTTAATTTTATCTTTCAAGTCTTTATTCATCGCTACCTCTGAGGATCTTAAATTTTTCCAAGTTTTAATATCCTCTTCTAATAGTTCTATTTTCTTTCGTGGATCTTCAATCATTGCCATATTTACTCCTTTATTCTGCTCTAAAGCTTGCCGGTAAACCTAAATGTGGTCGCTTATCAAATTTATGTGTTTCAGCAAACTCTGAGTTTTTATCATTATAATGTAAAAAAACTTGGGCACAATATCTGCCTTTAAATTTATTTCGCCAGTGTTCTAAATCACATCCTCTATACACCAACATGTCTCCAGGTTCTAAATCTACTTTGACTCCTTTTGCGTTGCTAGCATAATATTTATTTTTTTTCACATCAAGTCTTCCTTGTTTAGGATTAGGGTTTACATAGATAGGCCACGGATCTCCACCTAAATTTAAAGTTGTAGATACTTGACAACTTTTTCTATCTTTATGTCTTTTTAATTCATTTCCTTTTTCATAAAATCTAGCATAAGAATAAGTTTCTACTAAATTTAATTTAGTAAGTTCGTGCATAATAGGTTTTACTTTTACTAATAAAGTTTCCATTACTATGTCCCCATAATGTGAATAAGCACCAGGCACTTGTTTATCTCTAAAAGTACCCCACTCTTCACTAAAAGCAGGTATGTGTTTAGCTGTAAAAAGAGTATCTGCTACTTTTCTTTTTATTAAAAAATAGTGAAAACAAAATTCAGCTAACTCTTTTGAGATAGCATTTTTAATAACTAAATATTTTTTCTTTTCAAAACTCATGTGCTTTCATCCATGTTGCAACAGTATATCTGTCTTTTTTATCTGATGAAGATACACCATGTGGATAATAATTTCCATCAAAAAAAATAGCTCTTCCCGTTACAGGAGCAAAGCTTGTGCCATCTTCAAAGAAAGTGTGACCACCTGTATAATTATCATTTAGATAAATAATACTGCTTAGAGTAGTTTTATTTGAAGCAGTATCTTTATGTATTTCTTTCCCTGTATTAGGACAAGGCCATTTAACAATTTGAAACCAATCTATTACAGATTTATTTATTTGCATACCTATTTTGTTAATTTTATCTTCTAATTTTGGTAGCTGACCTATTGTTAAAAACATTGGGTAAGTTGTATTAAATCTTTGAGGCGTAGGATTAGACTCATATAATTTTATTAATTCTTTACATTCTTTTTTATTTAAAAATTTATCTTGTACAAAAGCTTTCATATTATTTAAATGGCCACCCACAACTCCATATTACTAAAGAATATCTAGTTCCTTTTTTAACTGGTCTTACTCTGTGCCACATATGACTAGGAAAAACACATACAGAACCTTTGGGTAAAATTTCTTTACACACCTGCGTATATTGTTTTCCGGTATTAAAATTTATAGGTTTAAATTCTAATTGTCCTCCAGTGTAATCTTTAGGATCAGATAATGAAACTGTTACTGATAGTTTTCTAATTTTACCATTTTGTGGTCCTTCTTTTTCATAAGGTCTATCCCAACTATCACAATGCCAATCATAAAATTGACCAGGTTTATATATAGTAAACTGACAAGACTCCGACCAATCCCATTGAAAATTCCAACCAGCATTTCTATTAGCTGTATGAATATAAGGATGTATTAGGTCATATATCCATTTATCATTTAACCAAGATACATTTGATTTTCTTTTTTTCTGAACTTCTGCTGTGGCTCTTTTATTAGTGCCTGTAGTTGCTTTGTTAAACCGAGCTGCTTTTCCTGCTTTAATAATATTATCACACATATTAATAGGTAAAGCGCTAGGAAAATACCAATAATAATATATTAAATTCATTGATTATATTCTTTCGTTTTCCACACTAATGTAATTCTTGGAGTATTTTTTTCAATAGGAGCACATCCTTTGTGAGTCCAAGAAGAGGGAAATTTTATTAATCGATTTTGAACAAAACTAACTTTTTTTAATTTTTTATTATTCTCTTTAATTTGAAACTCTCCAGAGTTTTTCTTTAGTGTAGGAGTTATCATTAGTATTACAGTGTGGTCACCATCATCTATGTGAAAATCTCCATCCATGAAACAATACTGTATATTAGTGTACATTCTTAATATCTGCACAGTGTTAGGAAATACCTCTCCTATTTTAAAACATAAAAAATTATACAAAGGATCGTGTAAATCTAAATTAGTAGAATACCATACATTACCTTTGCCTACAGAAGAATGGCCGTATTGTTGTGGGCACAACGTAAAATGATTTGAAAGATATTTAATTAAATCTTTTTCTAAAAAATTATCTATTATTTCTGTCTTCATTTCTATAACCTTTATAGATTATAGATACTATTTTTCTATTTAAATGTAAAGATTATACTTGTTCCCAGGCGCTAGTATCTGGATTCCAATCAAAATTTGCTTGGTACGAATCATTGTCGTAAGAAAAGCCAGACCATTTTTGATTAGCTTCATCCCAGTCGTATATTACTGGTTGTGAGTTTATAGGATTTTCATCAGTTGTTGGTCTAGCTACAGGTGGATTCCAATCATAATTACTATCCATAGTCCATGATGGAAATGATTCAGCAGTGTAAAAAACATTACCTTCTTCACTAAATGTGTCTCCAATTCCAGCAAATTTTTTTCTAAAGCTACCATCTTTACTAGTTTGAACCCATGCAACTCCTTCTGAACTTAAAGGACAAACTGTTGCAAAATGTGTTGCCGCTTGAACAGATTGATCTCCGCCATTGTTAGCTACATCAATTTCACAAGCTACTACAACTCTTATTACTTTATTGTTTTTATCTATTTCTGCAAAATGTGTATGTGCCATTATATTGTCAAAGTCCCTGTAACGTTAAATGTTATAACTTTATCTGATCCGTCAGTAGCTATTGAATTACTACCCGGTGCCACTGCTAAATCTGCAGGTGCTGATGAGCTAGCTACTCTTAAAATAACGATTCCGTCTCCACCTGGAACAGGTGTTCCTCCCGGTGCTGGGCCTCCTCCGCCCCCGCCAAGACCGTCGGATCCTGCTACGCCTGAACCTCCGCCCCCGCCAGGGCCGCCCGATCCTCCGCCCGCTGCGTACGGTCCGCCGCCGCCTCCGCCGCCACGAGTCACTGATGAACCTGTGATTGAATTTGCTACACCTGGACCACCAGGGCCTGAAGAATTAGTTGGGTTTCCTGGAGTTTGTCCATTATTCCCTGCTCCGCCGGCACCTCCGCCGCCTGATGCCCCAAACGATCCTCCGCCTGGGCCTCCTGGATATCCTTGAACAGGATTAGCAGGTCCTCCTGGAAAAGGAGGTGTGTTTCCTAATCCAGTATATTGTTGTTGTTGGTGAGTTTGTCCAGCTCCTGAACCACCATTTCTAATTGCTGCGTTTGTAGGATTTGTTCCTGGTGTGGCTGGGAATGCTTGAGTAGAATTCATCGTTCCGCCGCCAGTTGAAGTAATATCTCCTGCACTAGAATCTACGCCTTTTCCGTCTGCGAATGATGGTGGGTTTGGATTAGAACCTGTTCCACCAGCTCCAACTACAATGTTGTTAATTCTTTTATCCATTGTAACTTTAGTTCCACCTGGAAAAGATGTTCGATGGCCGCCAGCGCCGCCCCCGCCTCCGAGGCCAGCATTTCCTGCTCCGCCGCCAGCTAAAACTAAATAATCAAAATCTACCGGATCAACTGATTCTCCAGACGTAAGTCCAAATCCTTTAGCTGCTCCTCCTGCTAGACTTCCTAGTATTGGCATAATCTTTCTCCTCCTATTTTATTACGCAAACTGTGTTTGGGAAGCTAACGCTGTAAACGTAGCTGATCCAGTTTTAATAATAGTATATGTGTAAACATCTAAGGAACTTGCGTTACCTGCAGATGGTGCTGATCCACCTTGATACTCAGGTGTTATAGAAGAGCCATCAATAGTGACTGCACTATTGTAGTAAGGTGTTGAACCTTGTTTTACGATGTGTGCAATTGTAATAGACTCTCCAGTATCCATGATTGAGTCTAGTGAGTTTGATCCATCTCCTCTGATATTCAGTGTCCAGTTAGCTGCTGCGTTTGTTGTAAAGTTCCAAACTGCTTGTGTAAGAACATCATAGTTAATTGTTCCTGTAGCAGCCGTTGCTTCAGTTGTAACTTTTTCTGCAACACTTTGAATTTTACCTTGGCCATTGAAAGTTGCTCTACCAACTCCTTTTGGTGTAAGGTTTAAATCAATGTTAGTGTCACCGCCTGTTACAGATAGTGCCGGAGCATTACCTGTAGCTGCGTTCGCTACTGTAAATTCATTAACTGCTGATCCAGTTGTTGAAAATTTAATTTGTTCGTTACCGTTTTCATCAATAATACCTGTAGCAGTATCAATAGTAATGTTCTTACCATTTGCGTCTAGGTCTGCTGAAAGTTGTGGTGAAAAGTCAGATGATAAATCTGTAAATGCTGTATCAATAACATTTGTTCCATCTGAGTAAACCATTTTAGTGCCTTTATCAGCTGCTGCCCAAGTCACTCCAGATCCTGAAGTAGTTTTGAACGTAACTGTGTAAGCACCAGTAGTTGCGTTATCAACTATAAAAGTTTTTTCAATTGAATCAGGGATGGTTACGTTAACCGCTCCTCCAATTGTTCCAACTAATTTTAAAACTGCATTTTTACCATTTGATAATGCACCATTAGAAAAAGTTAAAGTTGCTCCAGAAGTAATTGCAACTGATTGAAATCCACCAATCGCTTGTTCTAGAATTAATAAGTTTGTGTTAGTTATTTGTCCCCAAGTTCCCGAATTTTCTCCAGTTGCTTGGACTGTAAGTTTTAGGTTTGCCGATGTAGAGTTCGCCATTTTTTATCTCCAATTCTTGTATATTAATAGTTTTGTTAAATAGTGTCAAACACTAAATTATGCAGCATTCGTAGGAACTTCCTGCCATCCTGGAGGAGTTACTGGCGCTGAACCAGTTGGTACTTCATTCCAAATCAATACATTTGTACCTGTACCAAGGTTAAAAGTCAACCCATTTCCAGTAGGAATTACGACACCATCTGCTAATACAGATAATGTTCCTAATTGTACCTGTTGTACTCCTAATCCTGTAATTGTAGGTAGTGTAACAGCTTCACCAGCGGCTGTTCCCAAAGCCATTGTCATTGGGAAAATATCATCAGTATCAGGTCTGTATAAACCATCGCCCCATACAGATTCACCCCATGTGCCATTACCCCAATTCATAGCCGCTAATACAGCTATGTTTGCATCACCTTTAACAGTAAATGTATCTCCAGAAGCTAAAGCTAAAGCCATAGCTTGACCTGTTAATGAAGCATCTGGTGCAGGGTCTGTGCCAGAGAAATTTTCTGACATTGCCATTACAAGAGTATTAGTTGTTCCATTACCCCATGCAAAGTTACCCCATGCAGATTTGTATCCCCAATATCCTACAGAAAATGCATTTATTTCTGCTATTGTAATATTATCTCCGACTGCTGTTCCTAATGCAGCTGTCATAGCTATTCCACCTACAGGAACAACAGCTATTTCAAAGCTTAAACTCATGCCAAGAGGGAAGCCAGTTAATATAGGACCAACTTTAATACTTACTTCTTCTTGACCTAACGCTGCAGTTAATGCATTTCCAGAAAGAGTTAAATTAGAATCACCATCAAAAGATAAACCTGCACTGCCTTCAAAAGCAGTCATGTTTTGACCCGTTAATTGAACGACCTGAATAGATTCACCCCATCCTTCAACACCCCAACCATCAGAGCCCCAACCTGTATTAATTTCATTATCTATAGCTACATTAGCTAATGACATTGACATTACTTGGCCAGTTGGAGATACTTGTCCTCGTACTCCCCAAGCGTTTACATTCCAACCTAATCTTCCCCAACCAGCATTTATTTCTGTATTGATTAAAGTATTGTTGTCGAGAGACATCGTAGCACTTAGACCAGTAGGGATAGCGTCTCCAAAACCATTCCATACTTGTGATCCCCAAGAGGATCTTCCCCAACCTGTACTCGATGTTTGATCTACTTGTCCAATACTCATGGACATTGCAAAACCTGTTACTAATTGATCACCTGCATTTACATTACCCCAGGTACCAACGTTCCATGCAAGGCCTCCCCAACCAGCACTTGCAAATGGTGTAACGTTTCCTTGATTAGCAGTCATTGGTTGACCGCTAGCTTTAAAAGTTATGTTATCTTGATCGCCCCATTGACCATCGTTCCATGCTAATGCACTCCAAGTATCTTGAGTCATGTTCATGACACCACCCATACCGATACCATGCACATAGCATAGGTAATAAAAATCTGTTTGACTAGACGGAGTTATTTCTATGTAACGCGTTGTGGCCGCGTTAAACGTAGTAGTGTTAGTGTAGTTTGCTTGATTGCTTGACCCGTCCAAAAAATAAGTTACACCAGAAGATATTATTCCGGACGTGCTTGTATTAGTTGAAAAAACTAATGGATGAAAATCATTAGAAGCTGCACTTTGATCAAAACGAATTGTTGCACCTGCAACCCAATCTACTGTACCAGGTCCAGTTGAATTTCGAACACCATCTAAATAAAATACATTACCCGTACCGCTAGGGTATGCATTACCACTTGCGACGGTAACTGTGTATATTTTACTCGCCATAGGAGTTTCCTCCTACGATTAACCAGAGATCCTTAAAATCGCTGCTGTTGAAGTTGGTGCTGGAAACTGAATAGTGAACGTTCCAGAAGTTGCTGTCTTATCTGCTCCAAAGTCTAAAACACAAACTGCTGCATTAGTTGTATCAGAAGATGTGTTGTAGATTAAAGCACCTCTAGCTGTTAACGTCACTCCAGTAAATGATCTGTCTGCGAAGTCTACTCTTGCTACACCTGCAGTAATAGAAGTTCCGTTGTTAACAAGTAATCCACCACCCGAAGTGTATTGACCACTGTTTCCAACTTGACCTGTCGCTGTGAAAGCAGTTGTTGCAGAGTTTAGAGTTGCTGTTGAAGAGTAAAGAGCCAACTTGAATTTGTCTCCACCAGTTTGTTTGAAATTCATGTCAGCTTCGAACATCTGCTTTTTAAATGAATTACAAATTGCTTGTGTTATTGCCATTACGTTTTCTCCTTAACTTTTATTTTCCGACTCGAGGAACACCGGATTGATATTCATCTCGTCTTCTTCTTCCCATTTGCTCAATCGCAAATCCTTCAACCACCTGTTTATACTTTTGTTCATATAATTGCAAGAGGTCTTGTGGGCCTTTTAAAAAGCTATATGCTTCAACAAGGCATGCATACAATAAACCATTGGGAAATTTTTGGCTTAAATATGTAGTGGTATTTGTACTAGATAATCCAGAAGGTTTCAAGACATAATTTAACTGAATTTTGTAAGTCGCGTCTGGTGTAGGAGCTACAACTATCGTGTTTTCATCCCAGTTGCTGTAGTATTTAGGGACCCCTGTTACACCTTTATTGTTAAACTCTGACATGAAATTTACATCTCTATATTGTAAGAAGTCTCTATTATCAGGTTCTGCTGTGCCATCTGAATCTACTATCTGAGCTGACCTAATAACTAATAAATCATCCGGAGTATCTATAAATCTTGTATTAAGCACCAAATTAGCCGTAACATATCTTCTATTATTATCTGAGTCCACGTCTCTAAGAATTCTAAACTCAGCATCACTGATAAACCCATTTACGATTGTATCAGTTAAAACTGTGCTTGAGACCTCTGTGTAATCTCTAATCTTTGTTTTTAATTCATCATACGTCATGTTATACTTACCGTTACATTTCCTAAAGATGCTAACGCTTGTCTAGCACCATTTACTGCACTTGGATTTTCTGGCACCATACTATTAGTGCTAATAGTTTGAAAGGCAAAATCACCTGGTAAAGTTAAATCAGCCACCATGTTACCACCACCAATTTGATTAGATGGAAAATGTTGAGGTCTTGCTTGTTCTAATCCTTGTGGATCTGCCACGAAAGGTTTTGGTTCTAATTGAGGTTGTTTTCGTTCATACTCAGATGTGTGAACAAAAGCACCATTCCATTCTGTTACCATTTCTCTCCAAGGAAAAGCTAAACCACTCCTATCTGAAATTGCTAACGCATATTTACCTTTTGCAAACTTTGCCATTATATCTCCGGATAATAAGTTTTAGGAGAAATATAAACACTCGCTGGTGAACCATCTTCTTGCAACGCTCTGTTTAATTCATCCTCATAAATTAATTTACATTCTTGTATTCTTTGTGGAGCTTTTTTCATAGCAATATAATAAGTTAAACCTGCACACATACAAGGTACAAATCTATTAACCACATCTGCTTCGTTAGTATAGTCTCCAGCATCTTGAATTCTTTTTACGTAATAAAAATAAATAAAGTTTCCTGCTTGTGTATCTCCCGGTGTTAAATATAAAGTTATGGTAACTTTATCTATAAATCTTTGTACAAAATATTGAGATGGTTGACCTGTAGAAGTTTTATTTGAAAAAGCTTGGTACTGAGATCTATTTACTTTTGAAAGTGGTGTGTCTACGTTATCAGTGTTTCTGAAACTAGCTTCAAGAATATCTGAAACCATATCAACAAAATTTACCACAGCATCACCAGCACTGTGAGATGCCGCTGTTGTGCCGTCTGCTCCACGTCCAGAAGCAGGGCAAATAACATTATTACCAGAAATAGAAGTGTATTGTATCACTTCAGAATTAATTCTAATTTTTCCTGTATTATTCATATTCGCAGTTGATGAAAGAGGAATAGTTGTAGCCGTGGATAAAATACCAGACTCTAATGTTGTATCTATTCCATCCGCGTTTCCATCAGATGGAGATCTAAATATAGTATATTCGTTTTGTCCTGAGTTTAGACTGATGGCTGTTCTACCAACTTCCCAAAAATGAAGACCTCTATTATCCCACTCTTGAAACATTATATTTAACGATCTTCTTGCAGATCTTAAATCATTTCCAGAATAGTCAAACATACCGAGTCTTTCAAAAGACTCAGTTATAATATCGTCGATCGAGAGAAATTTCTCGAATGTACTTGTGCCTGAGAAAGCCACTTAAGCCTCCTTAATTATTGTTTCCACCACTATGAAAAACAGTTGCCGCTACAACATGTTCAGTAGTAAAATTAACATAGACTCCGTCTTTACAAAGTATAGGGGCAGGGAAAGTTATTGTAATACCTTCTGCGCTTGCAGGTGTTTTACATTTAAACTTAATTGTTCCTGATGAACTTCCGTCTCTTAAATGAAAGTCTCCAGCTGCTGATCCACTATCTAAGTAAACGCCATAGACTCTAGTTCTACCTACTTGAACAGTAGATGTTTCTGTATTTACATAAGTGCTTTCACAATCTTGTGCTGATCCAAATGTCGCCATTATATTTTCTCCTTAAAATTTTATGCGGGCCCGAAGGCCCACATATAATTATTTATTATTGTGAATCAAAAGGTGTTACGATTGTTCCTGAACCAACAAGTTCACCTTCAACCGCATATAAATTTGCTGCAATCGCAGTAAATTTAATTCTTGAACCTTTTAGACCACCCGTTGTAGCAACAGATGCTCCTGCTTCACCATTTAGGTTAACTTCATTGTTTGCCGTAGCTGGAATAAATTGTTTACCAGCAACTGAAGCATCTATACCAATTGTTACACCACCAACAAATTTGTCAGCAGTATTAGCAGTTTTGATAGTTCCAGTGAAATCATCAATAAAAAGAATTTCAAAAGTTGTACCAATTGTGCTTGGGTTATTAGGATCTTGTCCTGGTCCTGCACTTGCTGAATCAGTCGATGCATTAATTGCAGGGATCGTGATTGCAGTAGGTGTTCCAGTAGGATCCATAGTTAGAAGTCTTCCTGCGTGATCTTTAACAGTTAAATCTGTAGCTAAAGTTAATGCAGGGACTGCTCCCGGTCCTATTGATTGAAATCCAGAACGTGATCGTACCGGACCATCAAATGTAGTATTTGCCATAATTGTATCCTCCTAGTTTTCCGAACATAGTCTCTAGGCCGCCGACTATACGCGTCTATGTTCTTATTAATTGTATAGTGGGATATTTATATACTAGATTTTAGTAGAGCGCAAGAGGGCCTGTAATGTGGAGTGGATTTTTCCAACGATGTAGCTTTTTATTAAGTAGCTACAGAAACTTGAGGAGCTGCATCTTCTATTTTATTTTGCAAATGAGATTTTTTAGCCTCAGCTTGCTTTATATGACTAAGAACTTCTCTGACTTTTCTGTCAATCTTAACCATGTTGAGAGTATATCTACCCTCTTTCAGATGCTCCTGCTCCCACTGAAGATCCAGCACTCTCTTCTGAGAGTATAGGCTGTCCAAGTGTTGCATTATTGCCTCCATTAATAACCTCCTCATAGGTTATCCTATTTACTCTTGGATCATGCATTTCTCCAAGATAATCCCATTTTATATCATTTGTTCCTAGTTTGTCAACTATTGCATTTTCAATATCTAATGGCGATTCGATGCAGGTTATAACAAAGTCTGCATGATAATTATAGGCGGATATTTGTACTCTGAAGTTTTTAGGGTGCATTTTTTCTTTCTATTTAAAGAATGAGGCGGGATTGTGTCCCGCCTCAAATATGTCAGGTATTAAGCACCTTCAACGCCAAATATTCCACGATAGTCAGATACACCAAATCTGTATCTTTCTCTCGCTTTGTATCTTACGTT